CTAATTTGATTTTCTTCCATGAGTTGTTGCAATCTATTCTCTAGTTCTTCTCTACTCATAGAGTCAATCTTGCCAAAGCGCACTTCCTTTCTATCAACCATAAGACCACCTAATTTTGCTCTGGCAATCTCCGCATTTACTGCAGGCCCATAAGAGCCATCAGCCGCAGCTGCATCTCTGATTGTTGCTAACTTCCCGGCTACATTCTCAAAAGTAATATCATACTTCTTCCTTTGCAAAGATTTCATATCCCTAATCCTCTCCTGGACATGAGAATATTCTTCATTGTTCATCATACGACTTGCAATAACTTCTGGATTTTTAAACCCAGCTCTAAAAGCACATTCACTTTGATTGAGATCCTGATAAACCATAAGGTTTACAAAGACCTCTTGCATTTTAGTTAGTTTCTTTTTTGGTTTTGCCATCTACTACAAATCTCCAGTCTTCATCAAACATGCAGTGTCTAATTGCACCATCTTTCATCTGATACAAAAACTGCATATCTAATAATTGTATTACTTTTCCTCGATTAACTCTATCGTAAGTGTATTCAGTATGAATAATCTCATCGTTCAACTTTGGCCTTTTGCTTTTCCTTTGCATTCAATCTCCTATTCACACCGATTCTTACATCTTCTAATGTTTTTTCTGACAACCTTCCGTTGTACCTTATCTTTGTACCTCTCATTTTACTCTTCCCATGTTTTACCTCACTGTTTTATTAATTATATTAAGAAAGAAAAAGGGAGTGGGAATGTGGGATTTATCCCCACTCTTTCCCTTCTTATAGAAGTGCACAACCGCACAACTGCACAACCCAATAAACATAAGGGTTTCAGCGTACGCTGTGCGCATGTGCAGGCATGTGCACTTGCACAACTGCACAATCGTTAAGTCATTGATTTTATTGACTTTTTTCAGACGCTGTGCAAAATCGCCAATTAGCGTTGCACAACCGTTTTTTAGCTTAATCATGACAAAAACACGACATACTATCGTCCTCAAATAGATCCAACATCTTAGGATTTTTTGCCTCCTCAACGAGCTCAATGTAGGGCGGCCTGTCAGATCGAAAGGTTGCGCCAGACTCATTACCGAATCTATTCTCCTGGGCAATCCACCAATCTGCTAGATCAGGTCGTTCCTTCATCAAGGCATTGAGAGTTTTGCGTCCCTTTAAGAAACACAAGTCACAATTACCAGCTACTGTTTGACCATTGATTGTCGGCAATCTCAAATCAAAGTTAGCTTTCTGCCAAAATTCTAATACCTCATCTATCCCATGCTTTGCCTCATACATAGGCATAAGATTTTCCCAACGCTCTTTAGTCGAAGCATTACGCGACGAGGTTACACGCTTCGGCTCGTCATATCGCAAACCAAGGATATTGTCCCAGTATTTGTAGCCTTTAATCTTCCACATGAAGTCTTTCATTCTTCTAATCTTCATCTCAGCTGTGCAAAATCTAGCTACTGGGTTGGGTAGATACGCCCTTCTATCTAGCAAAGCAGCGAAAGGCTCACCATTTCTAGAAGCTGACTCATAGTTCACTATTTTTGTACGATATATCGGCCTCTCATCGCCTATCTCTAGCTCTAACCAAGTTATATCTACGCCCCAGTGTTCGCCACAATCTCTGACAAAGTCCAAAGTTTCAGGCATTTCTTTACCAGTGTTTGCAAAAGTTACATGCACATCTTCCGGGAGGACACCATCGTGAGCGTCTACTATCTGCTTCAACATGAAGCCAGATGTTCTACCACCAGAGAAACTAATCAATGCGGGGCCTTCTATTTTGTATGAGTTTCTCATACTTCGTTACCCCAAGCGTCCCAACCATCAAAGTTTTTTCTAGCAAACAACTCTATCTTAGGTAGATCTTTGCACATTGTTTCTATTCTTCTTCTAATCTCATGAGGCTTTTCACTGTGTTTAGTTCTTGCTTCAAAGCAAAGACCTTTAACATCATCTCGATCTTTAATATTTTTTAATTTACCTTTCATGCCAATCAAACAAATCTCTGTTGATTTCAATACATAAGGAGAAAAGTTAAAACATATTTGTGGGGGAAAAGTATTTGGATATTCTTTGACCCAAGTAAAACCAATTGTTCTGTAAGTAAAACCCCAAGACTCAATTACTTCTATGCCTTCTTTCAAATGTGAGTCAACTACCCACATGAAAAGAATACAATCATCGTCAGCAATATCTTGAACTGGCAAATCTTTTATATCTTTGCCTTTCATTGTGTCGTAGTGATCTTCCAAGCTATGTGTAAAGCCACGATTTTCTTGATGAATACGACTGTTAAATTGCCAAGGAGGATCAGCGTAAATGATATTGTATTTTTTCTTTGGGAAAGCAATCATAAATAAATCCTAACAGTTATTCCCAAGGTTTCTTACCTTTATTATCAAATCGATAGTGCCAAGTTTGCTTTCCAGGAATAGCATGAGTCTTAACTATATCGCCCAAATATTTTTGCACATGACTGACTGCGTATCTTGCAGCTCTCTCGCCACTGGGTAAATTGTTTTCTTTCAATGCTTGTCTTGCCAATAGTTCTAGTTCTTGTCTTGTATAAAAAGTAATTCTATCCATAGCGTCTGCTACCTTCTGAGCAATCTCTACTTCGTCAGGACCCTCGTCAAAGTCAACCATGTCCCAGTTGCCTTTCTCAAAATCAAATCTAGCCAAGTGAGTATCAGGCTCTCTTGCGTTTCGAGCTTCATAAAACATAGTGACATTTGGCTTTTGTCCCATGAGTTTGATACCTGAGTCCATCCATCCGGCAAAAGCAGAACCACCACGCGCTGACATAAACGAAGCATCGTCAGCTCTTTCTTTACCAGTATGATGGGCGATGATTACTGCGACGCCAAAGAGTTCAATCAAACGATCTACTCTAGATAATAAATTATGTATCTCCTGATTACTGTTTTCTTCGCCATCAAAGAAGTTAATGATAGGGTCAATCATCACAATATCTGGCTGATGATATTCAATACTTCTAGCAATGCCATCAATATCTTTATCTCTCATCAAGTTCTTTCTCAATCTACCAGTCGGTATCAAGTTAGCATGTCCCATCGCCATTAATTCTGGGTCGTGCATGTAAGGTTGATAGTAAGTATCTATTCTATTTTTTAAAAACTCCTGGATAATCTCTGCTTGTAGCCACATGACTTTACAAGGACGCGTAAAAGGTTTACCCATAAACGATTGTCCGGTTGTGGCTGCCGCGGCAAAACCACCAAGCCAATGCGACTTACCTATTTTAGGTTTACCAATCAGCAAACATCTAGACTGTTCAAAGATAAAACAATCGCCCCAAAACTGACCGATAGAACTAGGTTCCAAGCCAGTCCAAAACTCATCGTTGTAAGGTTTTAAACCTAGTGGGTCCGTTAAATCATCTTTACGTTTCTGATCAATGATTGGATCTTCTTGTTCAAGTATCTCTTTGAGTTCATCTCTTAAATCTATTTCCCATTCACTAGTCTTCCATTGCAGTATTCCAGCTTCCGTATCTTCTGGGTGTCGTTTGATGTGTCCTTGAGTAATTGACATACATGTTTGTAATACTTCTGGAAAGGGCAAAGGTTGTTGTAAAGTTTGATTCCAATCAAAACATTTAATTAATACTTCACGATAACCCCAACCTTCTTTAATCCACTTACCAATCAATCTAGCCAAGGTATCGTTTCTTTGGCCAACATCTACTGGGTCAGCAGTGAGTTTGTTTTTATTATCTAAAATAGAAGTGACCTTATCCGATTGATTGAAGTCGTGTATGTTGTTCAAGTCTTCCATGTTGAGCATAGGCAAATCATCGATGTCGTTCACGACTAAGCCATCTGCTGTTTCAAAAAAATATTTAGTAGAAGGCGAGACCATAACGTAACCGCCTTCGCCTCTGACATCTAACTTACCAGTCATGTTTCTGACATTCAGACCTTCATTGACTTGATAGAAATAATGATAGCCACCACGAGGAGTCTTCTGTTTAAGAGGCGATCTAGTCACTTGACCAGACTCTACGAACTTGACCGCCTCTTCGCTATCACAATCTAGGACAACAAAAGTTATCCCAGTGATAGCAGCCCAGTTGGCTCCCGGATACCGAGCCAACCACTCTCTCAATTCTTCTTGTGTGGGTTGTCTTCTTTGATAAGTTTCCCATTTGACTCTGGGTGTCTTTGCCCACTTTGCACTGAGCTTGTCATCGTCTTCAAAAGGATGACGCTTTCTAAAGTATTCTGGGATAGCTTCGTTTCTAGATCCACAAGGGATTAAATGAAAGCCTTCTTCCCAGAAAGACCAAATCATTTCTTGTCTGGCTTCCTCGGAAATATTTTCCCAATCTTTATTGGCGTTTAATACTAGCGACATGTTTCTCCCAAAGTTTTTATTAAGCTGATGCCTCTTCCTCGATGGGTCCGTAGATGTCTTCCCAAGTAAGAGCTTGATTAGTTACCAACATAATCTTCTTAGCTTGTTTAACTGTGGGTTGTCTTGTTCCGTAATACCAAGAGCGTACTGCATGAACTGATACATCACATATCTCTGCAACATTCTCTCTGCCTCTGTTTTTTATATATTCTTGTAATTTATTCATGGCGTTATTATAGGGAAACATTTTCATAATGTATATTTTTTTTTACACATTTGTCTAAATTAATTTAAAAAAGTGTTTGACATTCTGAATCTTTATCTATTTAATTGGCAATGAACAAATTTAAAGAGAGATTTTATGAACGATATAAAAGAGA